GTTTGATAATGAGTTCTTTGTTTGGACTTTTTGGGATATCGGAATGGACGATGCAACAGCTATTTGGTTTGTTCAGTTCGTAAGTGATGAAATTCACTTGATAGATTATTATCAAAACAACAATCAGTCGGCATTACATTATTTGGAAGTTCTTAAAAAGAAACAACAAGAGTATGGTTACAGATACAACAAGTTAATATTGCCACACGATGGCAGAGTAAGAGAATGGACTAACGGTAGAAGCAGAGCAGAAACTTTGGAACAACAGGGATTTAAGACGGAAGTAGTAAAAGCAACAAGTATTGCAGACGGAATAAATGCTTGTAAGTTGATTTTTGACAAGTGTTGGTTTGACAAAGTTAAATGCGAAGAAGGGATTTCAGCTTTATCTAACTATCACAGAAAAGAAAATCCGATAGCAATGACTTATTCTAACGAGCCGGAACACGATTGGACTTCACACGGTGCAGACAGTTTTAGGTTAATGGGAGTAAGTTATAACGAAAGAATGTCGGAAACAGTTCATCAAAAACAAGATATGGAAGATTACAAGAGAAGTATTGCTTATGCAAATATTAAAAGAACAAGTAAAGTAAATAAAGGTTTGTGGGGATAGAATGAAAGAAAAACTTTTTAAAGATAAAGAATTAGAAAAAAAGTTTTGGG